CCTACGACGTGATCCCGCCGAACCATCGCGGTGACGTCACGGAGCTGGTGGAGCGCCGTGATGTGCGCTACTCCTCTTTCGCGTTCCGCGTCCCCAAGCCCGGTGAGGACGACTCCTGGGAAGAGTCTGAGTACGGGCTGCCCATGAGGTCACTTCACAGGGTGGAGACCGTGGACGTCGCTCCGGTCACCGACCCCGCCTACCGCGACACCACGGCGGCGGCCCGGAACATCTCCGGCGCGATCGAGTCGCTGGCATCCTGGGTGGACGGCGACCCCGCCGAGATCCGCAGCATCCTCGAAGCCGGCCAGGCCAAGCGCCTCTTCCACCGGTCCGACCGCCCGAGCGCGCCTGCCCTGGACAAGAGGTCGGCGCAGGAGCGCGAGGAGACCCGCGTGCTGGATGATCCCGCCGTGTCGCTGCGCTCCGGGAAGGCCGCCGCAGAGCCCGTGCCCGAGGGGGACACCATGGTCCCCGAGGACGAGCGCGCCATCCGGTCCGAGGACGAGATCCGCGCGGCGATGAAGCCCAAGTCCACTGACCAGCTCTGCATGCGGTTCCACCACGGCGAGCCGTGCGTCCGGCCCACGGGTCACGCCGCTGACGGCCCGCACGCCGAAGAGGGCGGTCACGCCGGGCTCTGCTGGGGCCGTCACGACGGGCTGCCCTGCAATCAGCACGAGGGGCATGAGGGGCAGCACACGCCCATGACCGTGGCCTCCCGTGACGGCGCGGCAGCGGGCGGAGAGCCCGAGACCCGGTCCGAAGAGCCCGTTACCGATCCGGTGCCCGAGCCGCCGAAGAACCTGTCGGCGGCTGAGGCGCTCGTTAAGCTCGCGGAAAGGCGCAAGAGCCTCACCGCGCTTGACGGCGAATGAGTTTCCGGGGGACTGTTGCACGACTAAACAGTCCCCCATAACCTGGATAGTGCAAGATCTGCTGAGGCCGTCGCGCACCCGCGCCCGGAGCCGGTGTTGATTCTCTTACCGAAAGGGAAGACAATGCCCTCCGAAGTTGCCAAGCGCCTCCATGAGGAGGTGCAGCGGGTCTACAAGGAGATCGAGGGCCTTTCGTTCAAGGCCGCCGATGAGCGTCGCGGTTTCAGTGACGAAGAGCAGAAGTCCTGGGACGACCTGCACACCGCGCTCGACAACAGCGACCTGCGGCTCAAGCAGGTCCTGGCCGACGAGAAGCGCGCGTACGAGGCCGACGAGTCGTTCAACGCGCTTGACCAGCGGCGCGCTGACCCGTCGATGACCCAGCCGGCGAACGCCTTCGAGGCTGAGCTGCGTTCCTTCGCCCGGGGCGAACGTGACCCGCAGACCGGTGACCGCAAGGCCCTGGAGGTCTCGTCCACGGGGTCGCGGATCATGCGCAAGCTGGCCATGGGCCGCCCCATGTCCCCCACTGAAGTCCGTGTCCTGACGGACGGCTACGTCGGCAACGTGCCGACCACCTCCGGCGGCATCGTCCCGATCGACTTCTACGACCAGCTCCTGTCGTACCTGATCGAAGTTTCCGGGGTCATGCAGACCGGCCCGACCGTGCTCAACACCGTGGGCGGCGAGCCGATCCAGGTCCCGATCGTCAACCAGCACACCGGCCTCACCTCGGCCGGCGGGCAGGTCAACGTCTCGGCCGGCCAGGGCGCTACGCTTCCGGGCGCTGACCCGGTGTTCGCGCAGAAGACCCTGACCGCCAACAAGTTCGGCATCATGATCCAGGTGTCGCGCGAGCTGATCGATGACTCGGGCGTCAACCTGCTGGGCTACCTGGCCATGTCGGCGGGCCGCGCGCTGGGCAACCAGCTCGGCAGCGTTCTCGTCAACGGCGGTGAGGGAATCTCCAACGGCATCCTCGTCGCGCCGGTCGCGATCACCGGCCCGGCCTCGGCCTCGGCGAACAGTGCGCTGACGGCGCAGGGCATCGTGGAAGGCGGACCGACTTACGCCAACCTGGTGGACATGGAGTACTCCGTGATCGCCCCGTACCGTCAGTCCCGGTCCTGCTACTGGCTCGCGGCGGACAAGACCCTGGGCGTCCTGCGGAAGATCACCGATACTGTCGGCCGCCCGATCTGGGAGCCGTCTACCGTCCTCGGTGCCCCGGACCTGCTGCTGGGCAAGCCCCTGGTGGCGGACCCGTTCATGCCGGCGATCGGCGGGGCAAGCAAGTCCATCGTGTTCGGGGACTTCTCGCAGTACTTCGTCCGCATGGTCGGCGGAGTGCGGTTCGAGCGGTCTGACGACTTCGCCTTCAACCAGGACCTGGTGTCCTTCCGGGCACTGATCCGCGCGGACGGCAACCTCATGAACCCGCCTTCGGTGTCGCCGCAGCCCCTCGCGGTCTTCCAGGGTGGTAACTGATCTAGCCGTGCCGAATCCGTCATCAGCAGCTATGCTGGTGGCGGATTCGCCGTTCCAGGAGGCCATTATGCGTCACGTACGACTTACCAGTGCCGTCAAGATGGACGAGCCATTTCTTGTCGGTGACGTAGGCAATGAGCCGTTTCTTGACGACCTGACCGCGATCTTTGCCGTGAGCCATCATCTCGCGGTGTTCCTGGATGAAGAGGCCCGGCCAGGAACCGGCACTACCCGTGCTGAGCTGGAAGTGCAGGAAGCTGAGCTGGCGCTCAAGGAAGCGAACGCCGACGTAGCCGAAGAGAAAATCGAAGAAGGCCGCGCGGACGAGGTCAAGAGGCCATATGGCAATGCCCCGAAATCGGCCTGGGTCCGGTATGCCACGGCTGTCGATGCGGGGCTGTCACCGGAACGCGCTGAGGGCATGACCAAGGCGGACCTGATGAGCAGGTACGGGGAAAGGATTTAGCCACTACCCTAGCCGTGCGTGCCGTCCTACACTGAGTGGGAAGACCCTCTGTGAAAGGACATCATCGTGGCAACTGTGCAAGACGGTACCAACCCTGGCCGCCAGGGTGGGCGTCCGCAGCGCCAGTCGCCGGCCCCGCAGCGGCAGGGTCGCAACACTGACGGTACGGACCCGACCGAGCAGACCGGCCAGACCCCGTCCGAGATCTTCGGCTTCTCCCAGAGCTACAGCACCGGGGCTCCGGGCTCCTCGCCGCACGGGGCGCGCTCGTCCGACGTGACGATCCAGCCCGGCCAGCTCGATGACGGCCTCTCCGGCGTCACCGCCGCCGAGATCACCGACACCGGCCTGCCCGGCTCCCAGGGGGCGTCTAACTCCAACGGCGGCCCGGACAGCATCCGCTACACCGACCCGTTCGGGTACATGGGCAACGAGCACCGTGACTCCCACACCTCCGCGCACGTCGGCGGTACCGGTGACTGGACGCAGGCCAACGACATGGGTTACGACTCCGGCCCGACGCTGCCCGCTCTCGAAGGCAACCGGCCGCTGAGCACGGGTGCCGGCGGCGGTTCCGTGGTGGGCGCGTCCCACCCGGACGCCATGTCCAAGGGACCGCAGCCGCGTAACGGCAACGGCCAGGCCGCCGGCCCGCGTCACCCCGACGCCGGACGCTGATCAATGGTCGCGCGAATCGGAGCCGTCCCGTGGAAGGGCCACCCGTTCCTGCCGTCTGCCCTGGAAACCCCGGGGCAGGGCGGCGCGGTCGGCCCGCTCCACGGCCGGCACGACGAGGGCGCGGCCATGCCCGAAGACGCTCAGCCGACACCGGCCTCGAACTGGCCGCAGGAGGTGACCACCGATGACGTTTCCCCAGAAGCCGACAGTACGGGACCTGAGTGACCTCAAGGAACTCAAGAGCTTCCCGTCATTCAGCAGCTCGATGGCCGGCGGCAACATGGTCACGCAGAAGAGCGAGGACTTCGCCGGCCAGGGGTCCGACTCTGAGGCTTCGCACGACGTCGTGGCCCGCGAGATGACTGACTTCGGCAACGCGCAGAAAACCCCCGATCTGCCGGGGCCGGAGACGCCAGCCAGTGAGCTGGGCACCGCCGAAAAGGGAACCGGCTGGACGCCGGCACCCCCCGCGTGGAAGGAACTGACCTGAAATGGCCTATACCGCAACTGGCGCAAACACCGGAGCCACGGCGGCGGCGATTGTCGCTGCGGCAGTCTCCGGTGTCGTCTACACCGATGCAGTCAACAACGCCATCGCTACGCTCGGCTGGTGCCCTGTGGGTACTCAGGCGTTCGTCAACGGCACGCTAGTGAAAGTGACGACCAGCGCGGGCGCGGGTTCTGCCCCCCTGTTCTCTTATGACACGGGCGGCGCTGTCACCTGATCTCCGGAAGGTAGAGGAAAATGGGTTTCACGACAAACAGGACCACGCCGCAGATGGCGGCTGTCCTGGTGACCGCCGGGGCGCTGCCCGACCAGGCGCTTACCGTCCTGCATTCGGACGGCTGGCGGCCCAACTTCCCGCAGTCCCACTGGGGTGTCCTCGTCCAGGCTACGGGCGGCTGGAAGGACGGAATCGACTCGGTGTGGGAATACGACCTCACGCCCAGTTTCGCCGGGCACACCAACCAGACGCTCGCGCAGGCCGCCGCCGCCCTGGTGACCGCCGGAGCCCTGGCCGACCAGGCCACAGCCGCCGTGCATTCCCTGGCCTGGACGCCTAACCGGGCCGTCAACCTCTGGGGCGTCTTCGTGCAGTGCACCAGCGGGTGGAACAGCGGCGCGCCGGTCTTTCAGTACAGTACGAGCCCGAGCTGAGGAGAAGCGAATGGCTACCACGTGGGGTCCGGTAGAGCACCCCGAGCAGCACAGCGTCAAGGGCATCGCCGCGCAGGCGGAAGGTGCTGTCACCGAGCCGCACCCGGGCAACCGCACTGCCGGAGCGCCGGGCACGAGCGAGAACTATGACGCCACGGACGGACGGCACACCCTGGCCGACCACCAGGGCTGGGAGAGCGTAGACCCGCGCTCCGGCGAGGCGGTGGACGACAGCGGGCACGCGACGCGGCGATTCCCGGATGGTCCGGGAAAATGGAGGCAGACGTGAGCCCAGTACTGACCACCCGCCGCGCAGGCAAGTTCGGGCGGCTGCCCGGCCACATCCCGAACGATATCCGTGACTTCACCTGGTACGTCGCCGGCGCGCTGCCGGCCGCCCCGGTCAAGGTCGCCCCGCCTGTCCCGCCGTCGAACGCCGATGGCACCGCCTGGGGCATGGACGGCAACGACGAGTACGGAGACTGCGGCGTCGCCGCCATGGACCACGGCGACATGACCGTGGACCTGGGCGTCCGCGCGAAGCTCCTCGGGCTGACGCCCGTCCAGATCGTGAACTACTACCTGACGTACACGGGCGGCGAGGATAACGGAGTCGTGCTCGCTGACTTCCTTTCCTACGTCAAGCGCCAGGGGTGGTTCGGCCGCAAGCTCGCCGGCTACGCGCCGGTCTCCGTGACCGACTACAAGACCCTCCAGTTCGCGATCAACGCCTATGGCTACTCCTACACCGGCATCGCGGTCACCGACCTGATGCAGGAGGCGTTCCAGAACGGCGACCCGTGGACTGCGGCCACCTTCGCGGACGGCAATGTCGAAGGCGGCCACTGCGTTCCGCTCGTCGGGTACGACAGCCACTACCTGTACTGCGTGACCTGGGGGGCGATCCAGCCGATCGAGTACTCGGCCTGGCACCTCATGGCATCCGAAGCCTGGGCTGTCATCTGGGGCGAGATCCCCGCCGGCGGGCTTGACGGCCACGGCGTCAACCTCAAGGCCCTCGAAGCTGACATCAACAAGCTCAACAGGTAACGGCGGCCCGGGAGATGGCTGTGAAATCGCGTAACAGCCTCTTCCGGCCTGCCATCTTCGGCCTCGGCGACGGGTGCATGTCCATCGTCGGGGTCGTCCTGTACCTCCTGGGCGATCAGCGGATCATCTTCGCGGCGGTCCTGTCCGGGGCTCTGTCTGCCGCGCTGAGCATGTCCGGGAACGAGTACCTGTCGGACTCCGACAACGGCCTCGGCGCGTCCGTCGTGATGGGCCTGGCGACCGCCGCCGGCGGCCTGCTGCCCGCGTTCCCGTTCCTGTTCTGGCGCGGTCCCGCCGCCCTGACCGCCATGGGCCTGATCTGCCTGGTGATCGGCCTCATTGTCGGCATCATGCGGTCCCGGGGCCGCGCTAAGCATTCGTTCTGGGCAGAGATCGGCGGCACCCTGGCGATCTTCGCCCTCATTTTCGTGGCCGTGCTGGTCGTAGCGCTCGTGCTTCCCGCGCCGGCGTAGACTGCGGGCATGACCGATGACGACCCCCTGGTGAAGATCTCCGGCGGCCTGCTGGTATCTAAGGAACTCCTGCGCGACTGCCAGGTCAATCTTACTGAGTACCTGCGCAACCCGTACCTCCGGCCTCCGTGCCGGCCGCTGACACGCCGCCAGAAGCTCCGGAACCAGATCGCGGCTGTGCGCCTCGCCGCCGCTGAGCGCCTCTACCGGCTCGTCTCCGGCCAGGATGCGGCGGACGTGCACTGGGGCGAATAGGGGATCAGGTAGGCTGCTGCCCGTGAGGATCTACCTTGACCGGCGTGACTGGTGGGTCGGCTACTACCGTGGCCCGGACTACCACTACGTTTGCCTCATTCCTACCCTGGTCATCAGGTGGCCGCGATGAAAATCTACGGCTCGCATGATGGCGGCTCAGGCTGTGCGTATTACCGCATGCTGCTGCCCTTGCGGACGGTGGACAAGCACTCCCCTGACGTCAGCGTGAAGTTCTTCTGCGGCGGCCCCAAGTCGATGAGGGAAACTCATCCGCCGCTGATGCCAGAGGACGCGGCTGAGGCCGATGTGCTCGTCATCCAGCGGGCCACCGCGTTCAGCGGGCTCGGTGTCTGGCGGCGCTGGGGAACTCCGGACAAGCGCACCGTCTATGAGAACGACGACGACATCTGGAACATCACGCACGAGAACAAGCAGGCGTACGAGGTCTACAAGCAGGGCACTGAGGTCCGCGAGGCCGTCCTGCGGTACACGGCCACCAGCAACATGGTCACCACGTCCTCGCCTCACCTCGGGGACTGGCACCGTGAACTCACGCCGCACGTGCCCGTCGTGGTCCTGCCGAATTACATCCCTGAGTACGTGCTCGGCATGCCGCATGATGACCGCAAGGGCCGGCTCCGGATCGGCTGGTCAGGCGGCGCGTCGCACGCCCGGGACATCCACGCGGCCACGGGCGCGGTCCGGCGCTTCTGCCGCCGCTTCCCGGCCTGGGACCTGTACATCGGCGGCGTGGATTACCGCAGCTCGTTCAAGGTGCCGGAGGACCGCTCGTTCCACGTCCCCTGGATACACATCTCCGACGACGAGGATGTCTTCTACCGGGCCATCGACTACGACATCGGCATCTGCCCGCTGCTGGACACCAAGTTCAGCCGGTCCAAGACCCCCATCAAGGCCCTGGAGTACATGGCCCGGGGAATCCCCGTGGTAGCCAGCGACGTCGAGCCCTACCGGCGGTTCATCACCCACGGCAGCGACGGCTTCCTGGTCAGGCACGAGCACGAGTGGCTCCGCTACCTGTCTGAGCTTGCAGGGAGCACGGACCTGAGGCATAAGATGGGCGCGGCGGCTAAGGAGACCGCCCGGCAGAACACGATCGAGGGGCACTGGCAGGAATGGGCAAGTGCGTACAAGATGCTCTTTCCCGCCGGATGGGAGTTCAAGGGATGACAGACGAGAATCCGGTAGACCGGGTGACCGGGAAACCGCGCCTGATGGGCGGGCAGTGCGCTACCTGCATCGGCCGTCCCGGCAACCCTATGGACTTGCGTTCCGGTCGCGTACGGCAGATGACGCGTGACGCGTGCCAGGGCGATACCCAGGGCATTATCTGCCATGAGACGCTGAGTTACGGAGGGCACCCCGAGCACGGCGGTCCCGCCTTCTGCCGGTGGTTCTACGACACATTCGGGTACCAGAACAACTACTTCCGCATTGTCGAGCGGCTTGGCGGATTCACCGAAGTGAGGACAGATGACAAATCCGTTTTACACGGCGGGTAATACCGGTAACGACGGGCTGCCCGGCACTGAGTTCCTGACGGAATACACCCGGCGGCAGATCCGGCTCCACCCCGAGAAATTCGGGTACGCGGGCAGCTTCGCCCGGGAGATGCTCAGCGTCGCTACCGCAGATGACCTGATGTACGGGTACGACCAGATGGTCGTCCGGCTCATGACGACGATCCTGTCCGGGCGCACGATCAGCGAGGAGCCCGAAGTCGCCCTGAAGCTCCCGGCTACCTGGTGGCAGCACCTCAAGCACGCCCTGTTCACCAGCGCCCTGTTCGCCAATGCGGCGTCGTTCCGGCTCCGGAGCCAGCCTAAGCTTGCGGTCATCTGGCTCTGGCCGGTGCTCACCGCCTGTGTCCTGCTGAGCCGCTGGTACAGGAAGCATCCGGTCCGCTGGACGGAAGTCACGGCCAGAGTCCATTTCAGCCAGCACGTGCTCTACCCCGAGATCGACGCTCCCGCGCAGTGCGGCCGGCCGGTCATCTACGAGGAGATCAGCGCGAGTTTCCCCGGCGCTCCGTTCGGCAGCAGCCTGGCGGGCGACCCGTCCCGGTTCCTGAACCGGCATGAGATCGCGAACCAGGTCTACCGGGACTGGGATCAGCCGCACGGTTCGTGGCCTGACGGCGGGACGCTCACCCCGGAAACGACGCTGCGCTGGCTTGAGGAGCACGGCGTCAATGTCGATCAGCTCGTGAAGAGGCGCGGCCTGTTATGGAGCCGGCGATCAGCGTGTTCCTGCCCAGCTACAACAAGGGCGAATGGGTGCTCGACGCCATGCGCTCGGTGTTCGGTCAGTCCCGGGCAGACTGGGAGCTGTGGCTCCTGGAGAACTCCAGCGACGGCCGGACTAACCTCATCGTTGAAGATGAGCTGACCAGGCACTTCGGCTTGCAGGAGCTGGACGGGGACGAATGGCTGGCCGCCCTGAAAGAGAACGGCGTGCATTACGAGCGCCTGGAGGGCGCGGAAATCGAACGCAAGCGCCGCGAGACGTACATGACCTCCTGGCTCCTGAACGTGTACTACCCCGAGGCCAGCGGGAAGTACGTCTTCTACATCTCCGACGACGACATCATCGACCCGGACTGTTTCGAGGTCATGGCCGGAGAGCTGGACGCCAATCCCGAGTACCGGATCGTTTATGCGGGCCTGCGGCATTACACGCCGTCCGCGCCGGGTGATTGCGGCCCCGCTCCTGACAAGGGCATCCCGGCGCTCGATCCGAAGATGTTCCCCGGCAGCGTGGATAACCGCGTGGACGGCGGCCAGGTCATGCACTGGAAAGCCTGCCTGGACCACCTGGTCTACCCGTATTTTGAGGAGGGCGGTTCAGGCACGGTGTCCCGGCACGTGGACGGCATCTTCCTGGAGCGCCTGGTCGGGCGGTTCCCGTTCTGGCCCATCAACCGTTACCTCGTCACACACCGCTGGACTGAGCTGTCTGTCTGGTCATCGAAACCTCCTGACACCGAGATGTGGAGGTAGCCGTGGAACTCCGCAAGATCACCGAGCATGATGCGCCCTATCTTGTGAACTGGCGTAACAGCAACGCGGAGTTCTTTCCGCCGGGGCCTCCGCTCACCCTGGAATCGCACCGGTCGTGGTATCAGGGCTACCTGCGCGACCCTCAGGACCACATGTACATGGTCTGCGCACCCGGGCTGGTAGGCACCGTGGCCATCCACCTGGGGGACCGCGAGATCGGCAGGGTGATGCGCGGGCCGGTGCACGGCGAGAAGGGGGCCATGAGCAAGGCGCTGCTGGAACTGATGCGGATCTACGGCTTCGGGTCGTACATCCTGCGCGTGCTGGAAGGCAACGAGCACGCTATAGAGTTCTACCGGCGGCTCGGATTCAGCACTGAGGGGCGTATCGTCCACTACAGCGTCCCGTGCCTGATCATGCACAAGTCGATGAAAAGGAGTCCTCATGAGCGTCACTGACAACGTGGAGATCGGCGGAACGGTCACCTACTCCATTCGCGTTACGAAGTACCTCTGACATGCACCTTCCGTGGCGGGACCTCACTTTGCCCCTCGGCCCGGGTGCCGGTCCGGGGATTTCCACGTCACTACTGCGGGAAGAGGCCGGTGAACTCGCCCGCCTGGCCGCAGGTGCCCGTGTGCTTGAGGTAGGCGCGGCTTACGGCTTCTCCACCATCGCCATGGCCCAGACCGCCCGGCATATCGTCTCTGTCGATCTTCCCGCAGGATGGGTATGCAGTCAGAGCGCCCTGGTTTCCGGACTCAGTGCGTATCGCGTGCTTGACGCAGTCACAGTGCTGGGAGGCTCATCATTCCAGGTACTCCCGTCACTGGCGGAGAGCGGCGAGAAGTTCGGGCTGGTCTTTATCGACGGTGATCACGCGTATGACTCCGTCACGCAAGATGCCCGGAATGCCTGGGCGCTCCTGGACGAAGACGGTGTCCTGGCCTGTCACGATTACCTGGAGACGTGCTGCTGCACAGATGTCAAGCCGGCGCTCGATACCCTGTTCCCCGAAGGCCCGGCTTATACCCTCGGCTCAATGGCGGTGTACAAGAAGTGAAAGTCCTGGTAACCGGCAGCAGTGGCTTCATCGGCTCCGCAGTCTGCAATTCCCTGTCCGCTCGCGGGCATAAGATCGTTCCTTATGATCTGCCGCGCTGTGACGTCAGGGACGGAGACGCCCTTAGCGCCGAAATGCGCATCGCCCAGCCGGACGCGATCATCAACCTCGCCGGGATGCTCGGAACCCCTGAGCTGTTCGGGCACGAGGCTAAAGCCGCTGCGGTCAACGTCATCGGGGCCGTCAATGTCTACGATGCAGCAGCCCTGGCAGGTATTCCCGTAGTGCAGATCGGCACCGGACACAAAGGCCAGCCGAATCCCTACGCCGTCACCAAGGGCTGCGCGGAAGACCTCGGCCTGTGCCGGGCACAGTTCTGCGGCGAGAAGATCGCCATCGTCCGCGCCTACCACGTCTACGGGCCTCGCCAGCCGGTCGGGCCGCCGTTCGGCACCGCCAGCGTGCACAAGTTTTTCCCGACGTTCGCTACCCGCGCTATCAGCGGCCTGTACCTGGAGCTGTGCGGCGGCGGCACGCAGATCATCGATCCGGTGTACGTGGACGATGTCGCTGATGTGCTAGTGAATGCTATCGACGGTCCGTACGGCACAGTGATCGAGGCGGGGACCGGGGAAGCTGTCAGTGTCGCCCAGGTAGCTGCCGATATCCGGGATGCGGCCGGAGCGGAAGTCCTGATTACCTCGGCAGCCAGCCGTGACGGGGAACCCGCCGGAGCTATCGTCCGGGCATCGCATCCGCAGTGTGTTAATCTCTGGCCTTATAAGGTCCCCGAAACAGTGGAGTGGTACAGGCAATGGCTGAGCAACCGGTGAATCCCCTCGTTACCGTTGTCACCCCGACCTGGGATCGTGACTCGTTCCTGCTGCGCGCCATCATGTCGGTAGCGCTCCAGAGTTACCGGCCCATTCAGCACGTAGTGGTCTCTGACGGCCCCAATCCGGCACTGGAACGGCTCCTGCGGCCGATCGTGCGCGAGCACGCGTATACGGACTACGAGCTGACCGTAGTCTCCCTGCCCGAACACGATCCGAATGCCCGCTGGGGACATCATGCCCGGCTGCACGGCGCGGCCATTGCCAAGGGTGAATTTATCGCCTACCTGGATGACGACGATGAGCTGTATCCCGATCATGTCCAGCGGCTGGCGGACGTCCTTATCGCTAATCCCGGCATCGAGTTTTCCTATTCCCAGATCCTGATCCATGAAGTGCACGGAGACTGGGTTTCCGGAGCACAGCCGCCGCAGTTCGGGCAGATCTCCACGTCATCCATCATGCATCGCAAGAACCTGCTCAAGGTTGCCTCCTGGCGCGACGAAGGCCAGGACACCATTGACTGGGACATCGCTGCCCGCTGGCTTCAGGCTGGTGCCGGCTGGGGCTTCTATCCGGCGGTCACCTCCCAAGCCCACCGCGATGCCCCCAATGTCCAGAGTGACAGGCCCCGGAACCTCGCGTGATCCCCCTGTTCAAGCCGTCCTGCGGCGACGAAGAGATCGAGGCCGTCAGCCGGGTCCTGCGCTCCGGCTGGTGGGGCATGGGTCCGGAGACCGAGCTGTTCGAGCAGGAGTTCGCCGGGTACACAGGCTCCCGGCACGCCGTCGCCGTCAGCAGCGGCACCGCCGCCCTCGAACTCGCCGCGCGGGCCATCGGCCTCACTGACGGGGTCGTCGCCGTCCCGGCGCTCACGTTCGTGTCCACCGCCCAGGCGATGCGGCACGCAGGCAACCAGGTGATCTTCGCCGACATCGAAGAGGACACCCTCTGCATCGACTGGGACGATGCCGTCCGCAAGCTCTGCAAGCCGGAATACCTGAGGCGCAGCGCCGGCATCGTCCCCGTCCACTACGCCGGCCGCCTGGCCCGGATGCCTGACAGCATCGGGTACTGCCGGGACAGCCGCCTGATCGTGATCGAGGACTGCGCGCACGCGGCGGGTACCGCCAGGGCCGGGACCTCCGGCGATGCCGGGGCCTGGAGCTTCCACGCCGTCAAGAACCTGGCCACGGGCGACGGCGGCATGGTGACCACTGACGACGAGGACGTGGCCCGCGAACTCCGCCGGCTGCGCTGGTGCGGCATCGACCGCTCGACGTGGGACCGCGACAAGGACTCCAAAGTCGGCTACGGCTGGGATTACTGCATAAACAGTGACGGCGAGAAGGCGCACATGAACGACATCACCGCCGCTCTCGGCCGCGTCCAGCTCCGTCATCTCGATACCCGCAACCAGGTCCGGTGCTCCATCGCCAGTATGTACAACGAGGCGTTCGCGGGCCTGGACTGGCTGAAGACGCCGCGCGTAGGTGTGTTCCAGTCCATGCACCTGTACGCGGCCCGCGTTCCCGCCGCCGATCGCCAGCGGTTCATCCAGCACATGATCAGCCAGGGAGTCTCGGCGGGAGTTCACTACAAGCCGCTGAACCACTACCCGTTGCTGTTCCCCGGTGCCCACGGCAGCGATACCCCGGTCACCGAGCGCGTGTGGCAGACCCTGGTGACGCTGCCGCTGTTCCCGGACATGACCCATCCCCAGGTCGAGCAGGTCATCGCGGCGGTAAGGAGCTTTCCCGCATGAGGCGAATCCTGATCACCGGCATAGGCGGCTTCGCGGGCCATCACTTCTACGAGCACGTGCTGCTGAATACCCCCTGGGAGATCTCGGGTACCGACTCCTTCCGGCACAAGGGCACCACCGACCGCGTGGATCAGGTGCTCAACCCTGAGGGCCGCTGGCTCTATCCCCAGGACTGGCGGCAGCGCACGCAGATCATCACCCACGACCTGTGCGCGCCGTTCTCCGCCCGGCAGGTCCGCGCGCTCCAGGACCGGTATATCGACTACATGGTGTGCTTCGCCTCTGAGAGCCACGTGGACCGCTCGATAACCGACCCGGTGAGCTTCTGCCGGAACAATTTCGAGGTCGCGCTCAACACCCTGGAACTGGCCAGGAAGCTGCGGCCTAAGGCCCTCATCTGGATCTCCACGGACGAGGTGTACGGGCCTGTGGCAGCCGATGACGTGACGGGCCACCCGGAGTGGGCACCGATCCTGCCCAGCAACCCCTACGCCTCGTCCAAGGCTGCCCAGGAGGCTCTCGCGATCTCCTACTGGCGCACGTACGGCGTGCCGGTCGTCCTCGTGAACTGCATGAACATGTTCGGCGAGCGCCAGGACACCGAGAAGTTCATTCCCATGGTCATCGGGAAGGTGCTCAAGGGCGAAGAGGTCACCGTCCACGGCACGCCGGCGGACATCGGGACGCGGCATTACCTGCACGCCAGGAACCTGGCCGACGCCATCCTTTTCCTCCTGAACAAGCCTGTACACACCTTTCCGGCGCATGCCGGCGCGACCAACAACCTGACCGCCGGCCGCCCGGACCGCTACAACATCGTCGGGCCTGACCGCGTGGACAACCTGACGCTCGCGAAGATGATCGCGGAATACGCGGGGGAATCGCTGCGTTACAGGCTGGAGGACTTCCACGCCACCCGCCCCGGCCACGACCCGCATTACGGCCTTGACCCCGCCAAGCTCACGGGGCTGGGCTGGACGCCGCCCGTGCCGTTCGGGGAGTCGCTGCGCAAGACGGTGGAGTGGACTAAGCTGCACCCAGAATGGCTTACCGCCGATGAAGCGAGGTAACAGTGACGACACCGGAACCGCTAGATGACGAGTTCGAGCCCGAGCCGGAGATTCGCGGCGGCGACCGCCCGTCCGATTACGTCAAGGGCATCGACTGGCTAAAGAACCTCCCCGGCACCCTTCGCGAGGCGGACGGGGAATTCACCGGGGTCTTCGAGCCGGACGGCTGCCCGGGACATGACGAGCCCGGGGACGATCAGTGATCACCCTTGAG